GGCGTCCTGTCGTTCCAATCGAACATTGTGAAACCCTTGGAACAACCGGGGATATCATGTTGTGCGATTTCACACAATATCAGGCCATCGATAAAGGTGGGATGAAAAGTGATGTTTCAATTCATGTTCAGTTCCTTACTGACCAGCGTGTTTTCCGGTTTACATATCGTTTTGACGGACAGCCTGTATTGGGATCTGCAATCACACCATACAAAGGGACAAACACTTTGTCCAACTTTGTAAAGCTTGATTCAAGAACATAATAAAATAAAGTGAGGTAGAAAAATGAAGTTTCCAGAAAAATATAAGGTAGTCCCGGTGGCGAGTGATATAGATTTGACAGGATCAGAGACTAACCCTGCTGATTCAATCAACATGAAGAATTATCACCATGCAACATTTCTTATTAATTACCAGGATATAGGTGTTGCAGCATCATATGTAAATGTTCATTCTGGCACAACAGATGGTGCTTTGACAAGTGCATTGACTTTCAACTATGCGTTTATGGCAACGGCAGCCGGTGGTGTAAATTGTGATGTTCTTAACGCAGATGCAACCAGCAATAACCTTGTTGTTGCACACGCCACATATGACAATTTCATGCTGGTGGTTGAGATAGACGCAAGCGACATGGATATTGCCAATGGTGAAGAATGGTTGACATTGAGCTTTCCTGATACGGCAACAAACGGAACCGGCAATGTTTCTGCTGTAGCAATTCTTGAACCCAGATATACAGGGAATCGGTCTGCAACAGCAGTACATAACACATAAACTTAATAAGGGGGTTGTTAATTCAACCCCCGAAGAAAGGTAATCAAATGACAATGTGCATAGTTTTTACGGAAGACAAGGACGGATATAAAGTCGGTCAGTCCTGCTATGTTGAGAGAACTTTGGCAAGACGTTTCTGCGAAAACGGCGTTGCCATTACACACCAGAGACATCTTGATTTGGTTTATGATGCTAAACAGGCTGAAAAAAAACTAGATGAGGAAAGAAAGGCTGAATTTTTAGCAAAAAAAGAAAAGGCAAAGAGTGAGAAAGGGTTTTTAAAAAAAGTGGAGAAACGAGAAAAAGCAGTTAAAAAATAACAATCTAACGATAGGGAGAGCTGACAAGTGGCTAATTATTCCGCAAGCACAAGAGCAAGGATTGCCGATATAAAAAATGGCATGTTCGTTGAAACAGGGTTATCTATTTTTTCCGTCTGGGGTGAAAAAGCCCAGACTAATCTTTTTACAGTGCATAACCGGGTTATTGTTCATGCGCTATTCGCAGAAGTTACGGAGACGATTGCGGGAGCGGTGCAGACTGTGTTTAATTATACGCAGGTTACGCCTGCAATTGGAGTACAGGCATTAAGTACGGTTCACGCCACTATTCACGCTTATGTCCCTGGCTCAAGGGTCACATATGTGGGTGGTTCTGTTGCAGCAGCAGCAATCACATCGGCTGCCGGGGCAGTATCTTATATACCAAGCACAGTCCCAACTATTTTGGGAGTTACACCACTGGCTGGGGTTGAAAGCACAGGAACAATAGGTTTTCTTTCTTCTGTCACTGATGCGACTGATGGCACTTTAAAATGGGGATGTCTTTATACCCCAGTTGACCCTGGCTCATATATAGAAGCATTGCTGTAAAATTTAATAACGGGGTTGTAAAAACCCCCACTCAAATGAGGTGACACATGGCAATAGCAGTTACAACACCAGCAGCAAAAGTTGGGTTTATCGCAAACGGCACAAGTGCGGACGCTTCAGGTGTTGAACAGCTTGTTGCCGCCGTTGCCGGTAAAAAAATTAAGGTTCGTCATGTAACGATGAACAACCTCACAGCCGGGGCATTAAGTTTTACTCTTGGCGAGGGTGAAACTGTAGCTGGGACGATTGACACATCTTTAATTGGTCCTGTTTCCATAGGGGCAAATTCATCCTTGCAATGGGATTTTAATCCGTTGCTTGAAGGAACAGCAGCAACGAATCTTGTTATTGAAGCTGGGGCAGGAAATGTTTGTGTGTTTGTTCAGGGAGTTATTCAGTAAGTGGATTTTTTTGAACAAGTAATAAATAATTATTCAGGGCTGTCTACTGCGACCAAACCTACTGTTGCTGCCGGGAATTATGGTTATTTTGTTAATATTAACATTGTGGACATGATGCCTCCATACGGGATTAAACTTGACAAAGGAACTAAACAAAAAATGAGCATTTTGATTCGTGATGATTGTTCAGACGCAGATTTGTTTAATTGTCAGGCTTTTGGATTTGAGAGGGTTGAATAATGATTAAAAAACTTATAACAGCATCAACGATTCAACCGATTGATTATGGTGTTGCTAAAGAGCATCTGCGGATATCCACAACAAACGGCGATCATGATATTCGTCTATACGGTATAATCAAATCATCAACAGACCAGGCTGAACACATAACAAGCAGAGCCATAATGACGCAAACGTGGGCGGTTGTTTTTGAGTCATGGGACGAAATGACTTTTACAACTATACCGAAAGGCCAGCTTCAATCTGTAACGAGCATAAAATATAATGATGAGGATGGAGCAGAACAAACAGTTTCCTCTGATGATTATTTGGTGGGTGGAATTGGCACTGATGAGGGTATGATAATTATACCCTCTGATTCTGATTTCACTTTTCCGACTTTATATGACAAAGACCCTATAATCTTAACTTTTGTATGTGGATATACAGCAGCAACAGTGCCAGAGACAATCAAAACGGCTGTTAAATTACTTGTTGAAGAAACATTTTATGGCATAGATGCTTCCTATGCTGTGGCTGCAAACTTAACCCCTCACAAGCTTTATATATTATGAATAATAATAGGTTTGCTTCTCAAAAAAATGCTCTTGTTAATTTCCAAACTAAATCAATGGTTGGGAAGGGTGTGGACAGAACAGAAGCATGGGCAACAACTTACACAGAATGGGTTTTTATTCGACCTATTTCAGCCAGTGAGATTATTAAAAGCAACCGGGAAGAAATGGCAGTTACTCACAGAGTTAAAATGGATTATAGATCAGGGATAACCCGCGCTTTGAAAATAGTCTGGGGGTCCAGGGAGTTCGATATAGAGTCAGTGATCAATATAAACGAAAGCAATAGAGAGATTGAGATCCTTGCCACGGAGGTTTTATGACTTTTACTCTTGATTGGGATGGGGTAGCTGTGATCCGTGAGGTTGATATGACTGTCCAGAGGGTTGTTAAGAAAGGGGCTGCTGCTGTTTTAAAAGATGCAAAAAGGCGTTGCCCTACAGGAGATTCCAAACGGTTGAGAGATAGTGGGACGGTTAGAAAATTTAAAACGAAGGATGCTATAGGATCATATGTATCTTTTGGTGGGGGTGATGCTTATTATGCACCCTTTGTCGAGCTTGGTACTCCAGGGACATCTTACAAATCAAAGTATCGAAAAGGACCAAGGATAGCAATTAAGAAACATCCATTTTTAAGACCAGCCTTAAAAAGAAACAAGCGTAAAATCTTGGCAAAATTTGACGGGGCTTTAAAATGAAGGAATTTTTTAAATCAATTCAGACGCTTTTTGAAACAACAAATGCGTTTAATACCGCTTTGGATGGGCAATTTTATTTCGGTATTGATGAAAGTTCTGAGTATCCATACGGTGTTTATTTTGGGATGCCTGGAATCCCAGAGGGTGACTGGGAAACAGATATCGATAATGTTTCTTTCCAAGTCAATTGTTATTCAAAAACGGCAAACGAGGCAATTGATTTATTGACAAAATGTAGGGCATTATTTGATGGGGCAACTTTGACCGTCACAGGGTATCAAGACTTAATTTTAGGAATACAAATGTTTACCCCTCCTTGGAGGGATGGTGATCGATGGGCGATCAGTGTTGAGTTTCAAACTTATTTAATTGAAGGATAGAAAAAATGACAGTAAATTATCAATTGGCGGCAGATGCGGCACTGATCTTAAAGTATGGCGATGCAGATCAGTCAGTGGTGAAAGGGCTTAACACTCTTAAACCTTATGGATTTACAAGATCAATCATCACAGTCGAGGAATTTAGAAACGAGATGAGTCGACAGTTTGCAGGTGGTGGAACTATGTCAAATATTGAATACGGTGGC